CTCGAGATGATCTAACAATCAACTCATATCCAAGAATAGCAGTAGACGTAATGAGCGCGCCAATCGATGCATTCGGAATCGGCGGAGACTCTTTTATTTCAAATGTTTCAATGACAATCGTAGTTTATGATAAGAATTCTGACAATTTAGATTCATATGTTCAAACGATTAAAGACCTATATGTCACGAACGCAAAGAACTTTTATTATTTATCATTCGTTAAGCCAACATTAATCGGGCCAACAATTAATTCGGCAGACAAGAAAGATGAAATTATGCAAAAAAATCTAGATATTTTGGGGATGTTCAATGTGGAGAGTTCAACATGAATAACAGAATGAAAAAACGATTAATGACAGATGTCGCAAAAGGGGAGATAACCATGAAAGAAGCAGAAAAGCAAATGGAAGAAACCGCCCAACCTAGCAAAAAAACTCAAACTAAATCAAAGAAGGAGGATAAAAAATGCAAAACTACATAAGTGGAGGAGAATCAGTTTGCCTTTACGCTTTTGAGGACCAAGATGGATGGGGCGTAGCAGCAGCGAGTCATACGGCAAGCGATGCAACAAAAGTTCCATTCGGACAAGGTGTTGAGGTTTCTGTATCTAGAAATAACAACGCTGAAAGAATCTTTGGAGTCGGAGCAAGAAATGCAACAGCAACTGTAAATAAACAGTATGCCGGAACCGCAACTATTAATGGAGCACTAAGCAATGCCTATTGGCTATTGGGAGTTATGGGAGCAAATTCCGACGGAGGAACAAGCGAAGCATATACCCACACATATACAGAAGCAGACCGAGTCATAAGTTTCACAACTTTCACAAGTTTCGAGTTAGGAACGACAGACGCGCAAAGTAATCTAATTGGATGCCGAGTAAACACGTGCACAATTTCAGCATCAGTAAACGAACCGTTAAGATTTACTCTTGAATGTCCGTATAGATATGAAGCACTAGGAACAACAAAAGTTAGTGATACTGCAGACGTTGAACCAATATTCACGTTCGCACATGGAAGCATAGAAATGCCAGACGGAACAGCTATCGCAGCAGTTCAATCATTCGAACTAACTATTAACAACAATCTAGATTCAGTATATGGTATTGGAAGTAGATTCATGACTGACCAAGTTGCAAAAAATAGAGAGTATAACTTTTCTATGACTGCAGCGTTCAATTCGCATACGGCTCTTTTAACGTATTTTTTGAATGGTACAAATTCAGCAACCGCGCCAGACGCAGGAAGTGGAACAGAAATCGCAACATTAGAATTAACATTCACAAATGACGATGGGGATATTTTGGATATTAATTTGACTGGAGTTCATTTAAATGAAGAAACATTGCCACAAAACGTTAACGAAGTTGTAAAAGAAGATGTTACTGGATGGGCTCGAGCTTGCACAAATATCATCTACACAAATGATGTTCAGACGGCACCGGCCGCGGCTACGAACATATAATTTTTTTATTTTTTTAAAATTTGTCGATGGGTAGACATTAAAACCCAAAATAAATCCAGGAGGAAAAATGGAAAATCAAGAAAATCAAGTGCCAAACTTAAAGTTGGATGAACAGCAAAGAGTATCTATTCAAACAAAAGATATTCCTTTGCGAATCAACAGCAAAGATGCAAAAGTAGTTATAAAAAAACTCAGTACAGGAGTAAGAAACAAAATCCGAAGTGAGTGCACTCAAACAAAAATAATCGGCGGACAACCAAACATTACCGTAAATGATTCAGAAATTCAAGAGAAGATTCTGACCGCATGTATAGTTGAAGCGCCATTCGGGAAAACATTTAATGATATTAAAGAACTTCCGGCAGAAGTAAGTGATTATTTGTTCGACGAATATAACAGATTTGCGGAACCATCAGATAAAAAAAAAGATTGATTAAGGAAGGGTTAAAAGGACATCACCAAGACAATCAAGAAGTATCTGATGAATTGATGTACTGGTTTTTTGCTCATAGTTTTGGATTTACTCCAGAGCAAGTTGATAATCTTCCTTATGATAGGATGACTCACATGACAGAATTAGAAGTAGAATTTAATAAACAAAATCAAAAATCAATGAATAATGGCGGAATTTAAAATTGAAGTGCCTATCTCTGTGAAAGGAGATAGGGGGAAAAATACAGGATCTGGAATAGCGGAGCAGATAAAAAAATCATTAGGTTCGCTTGGGATAGGAAAAAAGGCGGCGACTGGTGGCGGTGCAGGTGCAGGTGCAGGTGCAGGCATCGGAGCAAAGGGTCTTGGTAAAATGTTAGGAAGTTTAGGACTTATTGCGGTGGCTATTGATGCGTTGATGTTTATTATTAAACCCATTATGGATTTGTTTAAAATAATTCTTATGTTATTATTCTTACCATTAATTCCGATTTTAAAACCTGTGATGAAAGGGTTAGCAGCTTTCATAAAGTGGTTCGCTCCGATAATGAAAAAGGTTGCCGGATGGATTGAAAAACTTGTGGGAGCATTGGGTGAAGGTTTAACATGGATTTGGGAGAATTTATTGAAACCTATTTGGGATGGATTAGTTGCGGCATTTGGAATTTTTAAAGATATTGGAGTATGGGTTTGGGATAATATTTTAAAACCTGCTTTTGGATTTTTGAAGGATGTTGGTATTTGGATTTGGGATATGTTTGTTAGTGGATTATCTGCTGTTTTAAATTTTGGTGTTTGGTTGTGGGAATTAATAAAAAAAGGATTTCTTTTTTGGGTAGACATTGGAAAGAAATTATGGGATTTTATCAAAGCTTTATTTACTGGGACAATAAGTGTAGGTTCAAAATTATGGGGTTGGTTTAAGGGATTATTTAAGGGAACAATTAGTGTTGCTGGTAAATTATGGGATTGGTTTAAGGGATTATTCGGTGGAGGAGGTGGAAATTCCTCTAAATATACAAAACAACCTATATTCGGCAACTATAAGTCCGTTAGTCCATTTGAGGATTTTATACAAAGACCAGGGCAAAATGCTACAAAATTCAGTCCACAAGATACAGTGATAGGAGTAAAGGATCCTTCAAAACTTGGTGGTTCTAGCAACGTAACAATTCAAATAAATAATCCTTCAGTAAGAAATGATATGGATATTAAAAAAATAGCAAATCAAGTAAGCCAAGTCTTACAAAGACAAATGTCCGGGAGAATTAGTCAATGATAGATAAAACACTCAAAGAATTAAAAGATATAAACAAAACACTTAGTAGTATACGAACGTTCATAATCGCAGAAACCCAATTATTAAAAACACTTTGCTTAGAGTCACAAAAACAAGGACGAGAGATTAAAAAAATTAAATTATTGATGGAGGATGAAAATGGTAGCTAGTATTGGTGGAAAATCTCTTGGAACAGTTTTAAGCGAAAATTCAAGTAAGTCTTCGAATCTATTTAGTACACCGATTCCATTCTCAGATAGTGATTCTACATTGATTATGGATTTATTCGGGACAGTCCGAACAATTTCAATCACTGGAATAAAGACGGGAGTTGTTGCAGACCTGAGAACATTTGTAACAGATATTGAAGGACTACAAAATGGAGAACAGGCTAGCTTAACATTCGTAAGTAGCTGGACAAATGTGAATAAATCTGTGTTAATTCAAGAATTTACTCATGATAAAATAGAGGGGGATGAGAGTAAAGTTGGGTATACTTTGGTTTTGTTGGAGGGAACCGCATTATAGAAGGTTTTTTAAATCAACTAAATGGTGAAAAAATATGGGAAAACATAAAAAGAAATTCCAAGCGAGTCGAGGTTGGCTTTGGTTTTGGATAATTTTTTTGTGGCCGGTAGCTATTGTTTATTATTTTTGTAATTACGAATAATGAAATTAACAAAGGTCATAATAAATTCTATTACGGTTAAGGATTCTAACGGAGCACCGGATCCAAATAAGGTAATTAGTTGGGAACATGAAAAAGATGATGATGCTATTTCTGAGGCAGAAATAATAGTCCCAAGAAATATAAGTGATTTGGTGGATGTAAACAATGGACAAACCGTTGAGATTTGGGCAGGTTGGACAACTAGCACAGATAGAAGATATTTTTATGGATATATTGACAAAATTCAACCTGAAGGCGCACTATTGAAAATATCTTGTAAAAACGAGATGATTACCTTAGTGAGAAGAAATGTTAATAAGATTTATGAGAGTGGAGTAGATGCAAGCGCAGGAGAGATAAGCGAGATTGTAGAAGATTTAATTGTGACTTATGGGGGGATGACCGCAACAGTTCAAGCGTCTGGAACAGAGGATGGTAAAAAAATAGACCAGTTTAAATGTATTAATACAGATATCTTCGAGAGAGTCATTACATTAAAAAATGCACTTGATTGGGATTTGTACTATAATGATTCAGACAGAAAAGTTTATTTTGAACCGCTTGGATATAATGATTCTGGAAAGACATTGACCGTCGGAACCGAGATAGTCGGGATGCCTGAATGGGATTTTGATGATAGTAATTTGATTAATGATTTAAGAATAGACGGGGCAACAACTCAAACGAATATTACAGAAAATGGAAAAATTGGAACTGATGCTGGATATGTAAATGCGAGTATTTTATTGACAAAGACACCAGATATAATAGAACTTTATATGGATGCGGCAGATCCGCCAACAACTCAAAAAACTGGTGGTTCTAAGGATGCGAGTACTGGACATTTTTATTATGTAGATAAAGAAAATAAAAAAGTAATGCCAAAAACTGGTACTACTTTCACAACTGATGATTATGCGATTGTGAATTATGTTTGGTCAGCTCCTGCACCAATCCATATTGTAAATCAAGCGAGCATAGATGCATACGGAAGAACAGAAAAACAAATTCAATTATCAGATATTAGTTCAGTAGCAGATGCAGAGAGCCGAGCAACAAGTATTCTAACAAAAAAGAGTGTCCCTTTTATCACTGGCAAACTTCTAGTTAAAAGTGAGAATGCGAATATGCCACTTAGAGGAGAAACGATTGATATAATTGATAGCAGAACCCCAACAATCAATGGTCTTGCGCTTACTGGGAATTATGTTGTAAATAAAGTAAAATATAAATTCCCGAGTGCTTTCGAAGAATTAGAAGTCGGCGATAAAAAATGGAGACTAGCAGACTGGCAAACAACAACAGAAGAAAGATTAAAACGACTGGAAGAACAATTCGTAAGAAATCAAGATATTTTGATGGAATTAAGAAATTTTAATAATTCAGAAGATGAAAACTTCAAAAAACCTACACCTAGATATTTCAAAACAATAACAGAAGCTTATGATACTGGAAATAATAGAATGATTTGGGATAATACTGATCATGGAGTTTGGGATTCGGATACGTGGGGTGACGGAACTGATACATTTGAAGCGGAAGTTGTTGCCTTTATGATGCAGGCAGGAAACACATACACGGAGGATTTTGTCGATACTGATTTTTTCGACGATCCAAACTCTACAGGCGATTGGCTAACTGGAGTCATAACAGTTGGACAAACATTAAGAAGTTTACCTATTGATTACGCAAATGGTACGATTACTCAGGCAACCGCAACATTCACAGAATCAGGAGCTGGAACACCGACTTTTTATTTATCTGCGGATGGAGGTTCTAATTGGGAGAGTGTCACAAGCGGAACTGCTCACACGTTTTCAAATACAGGAACTTCATTAATGTGGAGAGTTGATTCCGCCACAGATACAACAACAGTTACGGGGGTGGCAATTAGTTCATATCATTGATAACAAGATTTATCAATAGTAAAGACTTAATAAAAACATGGCAACTGGAAATAAAATCACAAATGATGGATTAAAACTTTCTCTTAATCGGACTTATAAAGTCTCTCCGGACTATTCGGCACCTTCGGTGTTTTCTATCGGAACCGGAACAACTACTCCATTAATCACCGACACCGACGTGGAAAGTATAGTAAACATAAATGGCGGAGCAACAAAAACCTTCGTGACAGGATATCCAACTTTAGATGAAACAAATCTCCAGGCAACAATTAGATGCCTACTTGCAACAACCGAAGGTAACGGAAATAATCTAACAGAGTTCGGAATTTTTAACACCGATGGAACGCCTTTGATGTTTATGCACGCAGTCCATGTCTCAATTACTAAAACAACAAGCGTACAAGTAAGCTACGTTTCAAAGGACAAATACGCATGACAATAAGTAGTGGAAATACAGCAAGTGCTGACGAAGTATTAAATGCGATTGGTTCTAACTTTAATGATACTGCTCAAATGATTTTTAATGCAGATTATATTGGATTTGATTCTAGGCTTTATAATTCTACTACTCCAAATTTGAAGAATGTTAAGTACTCAACTTTTACTGCAGATAATGCTGATATTAATTATGGATTTTTTTATGATTCGACTAATG